CCACCCAATTCTGAGTGGTTTTCCCATAAGCGCCAAATTATTTGGAGTACAATTCTATCACCACTAAAAATCCTTATTATTATTGAGTTTATAGCGTTAAAACTTTTAAAAGGTTGAGTAACAGTTGAGCAACAGTCTAAACTTATAACAAGTTTTAACGATTTATATAATATATACTATTATATAAATTTGGTCAAACATCCTACTATCTTACATAAAAATTTATGGCAACGTGTTCCATTTTGGAACATGTTCACATGAGTCCACCTGCTCATGCTCAGGAGATAATTGGATCACCTCTCTATCGATGAATCACTACTCCGATTACTGCTCCCGCTCCCGCCATCTGAGATAGGTTGCGTTGCATCCGTAGTCGTTTGATTGTTCGTTTGTCGTTCTCTATTTGCCCTTTCAATTCGGTCAAAGAGTTCGACATTTCGTTCAAGGTAACTTCTTGCTTCATGGATAGCATTTTGGCTTTCATTAATTCGGTTTCCAATGTCGAGATTGTATTGTGTGCTTCGTTCAATTCTTCCCTTTGCTTCATGACTAAGCTTTGAGCTTCGGTCAATGGAAGACTGGATGTCTCGATTAAGCTCAAGGCTTTCTCGTTGTTGGCTTTCAATTCGTTCCACTGTGTTAATGGAATCGTGATTGTGCCCTCCGCTTGGCTCGTGGAAGATGTACCAGAGGCAAAAGATGGAGAGGAGCACAATAGCACCGACAATATAATAAAGCTTAGGATAGCCAGTAACTGTAGACTTGATTTTTTCATACATATATACCCCCTATATATTACTGCCCCATTGCTGAGCGTAATATTTAGCTTTCATTCGTATTACATCGCCACCACTACCAGGTTCATCACCTTGGGTAACTACCCATAAATCCCAACGCTCACATGTAGTTGTTGGCCCATATGGATCATGTGCGTAAAACCCGTCCATGTTATCCGCTGCCTCAGCATGGGTTAACACGTTGCTAATGCTAGCAGGCAGTCCTAGGTCTACGCATAATACGGCAACCACTTGCGCTAGCGTTTCAATTTGCGCAGCAGTCGGTGGATAATCACCTAAGTCATTTACCCATTGAGCACCATAGGCGCAATCTAAGGATATACCTACAGCCCTGCCGTTACGCATCCATGTGTGGCTTTTATGGTCTGTTAGCTCGCCATCAATGTAGATGTTACCGCTACCATCAATATTGATATGGTAATCGTTAAATTGTTGATTGTATCGTCCTGCAGTCCAGTGTAGGTATACTTTATCGATGTAACCTACAGCCCTACTGCAGTAGTCGTTTAAGTCGCTTAAACTAACGTTTATCATCCGCACTCCCCCTTTCCATCATAGGCGGTACCTTTGGTTGTTCTTCTAGCTTATCAGGAATACCATTCCCATCTTTATCTAGCCAAAGCCCCAAGAACCCTACAAGGGCCATTAAGACACTAGGTATGAATATGTGGTCAATAATATTGATTCCTACGTTAATCAACTTATTAGCTTCGTCTGAGACGTACCCGCTAATAAAGGACATAACATATTGAGTGACCACCAATAAAATAGGTACTAGCATGACGAGGACTAACGCCCTCGTCGCTAATACACCTGTAGGGTGGATATTGGCCACCCTTACAGATTGAAATACTTTCTTAGCGCTGTCCATGAGCCGAGGTGGTATGATCATGTAATTCCTCCCTTAACTCATTAATTCGCTTTTCCATAGATTCTAGTCTAGTGGTTAACATCATAAATGTGGTTGCTGACTCAGTACGCTCCGTACGTGACTGCTTCATTTCATCCTTTAGTTCGCCTAGTGTGTCAAATAATGTATTCCACTTGCCTGTGAATTCTATGCTATCTTGTTTTCGTTGTGCTTCCAGACGGTCTAATAGAGGGACTATCAGAAGCCGATACCCTGCACCTGCTACGATGCCTACGATAGTTAATGTCGTAAGCAAGTCGTTTAACTCAAACTGCCACGTCCAGATGATATACACCCCCTTACTCTGTGCTAATTAAGGATTAAAACCATGTATCCACTTTACCAATTAATCTGCTGTAATAGTATCTGTTGTGAATGAATATGTATAGTTAGAGCCACGATGAGTTTCGACTAAATCGGAACCATTGATTTTTATGCTTTGATAATCTTCGCCATTGAGTTTAATTGTATCGCCGTTTCCGATTACATTGCGTTTATTCACCTTAATTATTACATTTGTGAAATTCCGCACAATATTTACAGGTATTTCATTAGATAGAGCTACATTGTTAGCTGGCAATTTGGATAAATCTATTTCATAATACTTCCATTCTGATGTAGGAGTAAATTCCTCGAGTAACATTCCTAAAGCCATAGAAGGCATTTGACCTGTTGTATCTTTTACAGATAATTCTGTAGGTGTGAATTTTACACCTTTTTCATACATAGCGACTTTACCTGCTAACTTGGTGAAATTATCCTCATGCCCTGTTAACTCTTGAATGCCAGATAGCGCCCCCATGTCATAGCCAGTATCCCCATTGGCCTCTTTTAATGTAATTTGTTGAGTGCTTACTAAATTATCCACTATACCGTAGTAGTCAACTGTGATAGTGCCTTTCATAGTGCTATCAATAGGAACACGCATATTATCAGATTGGAACTCTCGTTTTTCACCACCATTTATGGATAACTTGAAATGAGGCTCACCTGTGAAATCAATATAAGTCGCCCCTGCGTTTGGTTGGACGAAATTAAGAGGTTTAGGCACGAAATTATTGTAACAGTTTGATAACTCAATAACTTTCTTAATTACAGTATCGACGTTATCATTCTCGAGCCATATGCCGTGTTCTCTTAAAAATTGTGCTGACTGTTCAGCGCTACCTGGGTCACCTGGGTCGCCTTTCTTACCTTTAATTGCGTTAAGTTGTTCTGGTGTAAAGTCGATAAATTTAAATGGGTCACCTTTATCGCCAGGGTCACCTTTAGGACCACGCAAGCTATTTAGCCATTCTTGTTCTGTGCCTTGGAATCCATGAGCGACTGCGATTGCATATGCACTTTTACCAAGCCCCTCTAATAATGGCAATGTTGTATCTTTGTCAAGTTTGATGGTTAACGTGTTGTCTGCCATGTTTTACTCTCCTTACTCATGCATTGAAATATCCGGCACGATCGTAATCGTACCTTGGCCAATTTTGAGCCAACGTTCGTCGTTATAAAGAAATGCGTCATAAATATAGTCGCCACCTTTTATTTTCTTCTTCGCCGACTCTTGGCCAGAAATGAAAAACCTTACCTGTTTAGATTCTACAACAGAATGCAACTCTAATATCATATTGTCATATGGGCGCTTGCGAATTTTACAAGCGCCTTTATATTGACCTAACGTCATATCGCTATCTGGCGGTACAACATAACTGATACTAAAGTCTTGTCCGGCATAGAGTGTTAAATCTTGTTCGACCATATAGCCTCCTTATTGTCGTGCAATAACCAATATATATAGTTCCCCATAGGAGTAACATTCAACGTCATTAAAGCCTTGGTTACCGCCATCACTACCTGATGTAGACATGTCAAGATATCTTGATTCTACAACTGCTTGCCGTTTACCCTTAATGCCGATGTTAACTTTCTTTGAGCGATTAGTGCTGAAATACAAGTCACAAGCACCAATCCATCTATGTTTTTGTTGATTGAATCTGTCGAACGTAATACGTTCACCAACTCTTTTGAGTCCGTCATCTGTAGGGTTTGGAATGTAAGGCCCACCGGAATTACTTGCATTACAATAGCTTTCTGTTTGAATATATCCAACTGGAACGAATGTACATTGGTTTTCGTTAAACCCTTCTGGCAGTGGACACCAGTCACCATGACGTACTTTATAGATTTGTATATCAATGTTTCTGATTTTAAACCCGGCTTGCATAATCGACTGAGCATCAATACGTGAGCCAGTAATGTTAGCCCCTACGATATTACCGTTAGCGTCAACTTTGAATGTACCGCTTTCGTTTTGGATCATACCGCCAATAATCTTACCGCCTGTTACTTCACCAAGGTTAGCCGAGATAGCACTTAATGAGTTAACGTTTAACTTATCAGCAGTGACTGCATTAGCAGACAGCATCTTATTGGTAATAATGTTATCGTCAAATAAAGCTTTGCCGGTAACATGCAAGAGCTTACCATCAATCCTTGTTCCTGTAGAGCTTAGATTAATACGACTTACAATCTCATCGCCATTTAATGCTTTTAGTTTAAGGTCAATACCTTCAGATAATTGGCTAAACTGTGTAGCCATATTAGTAGTTAGGCTTTGTACTTGAGTGGAGTACTCGTTAGCAGTCTTTGTAAGCTCCTTAATCTTATCGTCCATAGCCTTAATGCCAAGAGCTTCCTTGTCGATTAAAGCCGGGTTAATACTAGCCGGTACTGAAGTACCAACAATATTTGAGTAAGCACCTTCGCCGAACACATCAACATAAGCAACTTTTACATCAAATACACCTGGGTCGTGAGGTATCATATTTACGTTTGTAGTAACGAAATACTTCTCTGTACCGATGTAGATATTAGCGCCTATACAAGTATCAGGGATACTATCAAAGACTACGCTCACGCCTGTAATATTGCCTTTTACTTTGACGTTAGTCGGAGCACTAGGAACAGGTGCGTTATAGTCTAGTCTAAGAGCAGGGCCATATCCCTTGACTGGATTGTGTGCGTAAACAAACACCGCACCTCTACGAGCAGATAACTTAATTTCAGTGCGGATATCTGTAGTCTTGGCTAGTAGGTTATTAGCTTGGCCAACATTACTATCAAGTCGCACTTCGTAGTAATCAATATAGGTGTTCTCTACAGGGTCCCATGCAGCAACGATCGTCTTACCGATTGTTACCTCACCACGAGCAGTCGCATTTGGTGTAGCCACGCTCTCAGCAGATACAGTCGCTGTAATATGTGCTTCAGCCTTACCGCTTTCATTACCGGACGTATCAATAGCCGATAGTTTGAATTGGTAATTACCAGTATTAGGAATGAAGTACGAGTAGGATGTACCGCCTATATGTTTAATGAGTACTACATCATTGCCGTCGTATAGCGTGTATCCATGTAGGTCTGCCTCTGTATTAGGTTCCCACGATAAGTGAAGTACGCTGCTATTGACTGCATCCTGTGTCACCTTAAAGCCTTTAGGTGTAGCCGGTGGTATTTCCTTACCACTTACATACACTGCACGCTCTACACCCTCATACGCAGCTCCTGTATCACTTGTACATACAATCTTAACGTCGTAATTGACGTCAGTCGCTACGCTTGGAATAGTTACGCTAGTAGCACTACCATCTAACACCTTGAACTGTTGCCACTCTTGAGTAGTAACAGGCTTGTAATAAACGATGATATTCTTAGCCACTCTACCCCTTGGTAATTGCCATGTACCATTGATATCACATAAAACTGTACCGTCCTTTAATGTCTTAGTATCGGCTAAGAGTACTAGGTTAATAACCTTAAGTACATCGGACTGTGTAGTATAGTCAATGATAGGAACGGAACCGTCATCGCCTGCGTATAGCTCAGGATAGTATTCAATACAGGATATCTTCCGAGTCATTTCAGAATTTGACTTACTGATAGACAATACTCTAAATGGCTTAGCTTCCTTAGTAGCCTCACCATAGGTATATAGATCATCAGTTTGGACAACTACACTCTTAGCTAGAGTTAATGTATTACCGCTGGCACTAGCCACGTCATAAGATTCTAATGCATCTGTAGTAGCGTTACGCACCATAAGTCGATATGTCTTACCTTGCTCGAATGTAACGTCTCTATCAAGCACTACCTTATTACCAGTAGCAGATACTATACGGCCACCTTGTCCCCAGTCTGTCACATCGTGTTGTAAGAGAATTACATCGCCTATCGTACACGCTATGGCGTCTGTAAAAGCCTCGAAGGTACAAGTGCGCACTTCGTACTTATTCGCTCTTAGGTAGTGTTTAGCGTAATTATAGGCTTGGTCTACGTTATCACATCCCATAAGTTCTACTTGCGCAGGACTAGCTAATGATGTAGTTACGTCATATTCTTCACTGAACACTGGAAGTACATCACGTTCATAGTCCTTAGCTTTATTGAGGAATGATACCTCGATAGCGTTTGCCCTAGAAGATGTAGCCTGGAACTCTTCCATGAATGAGTCCATCTTGATATTGCCTACAGTAAATAGCTGAGTAGGTGTAGCAGCATAATCGTAAATGCAACTAAACCGAGTACCTAGAGGTATTACCTTACCTCTACCTACATTCTCAGCGTACTTAAGCGCATCCCATACTTGACTAGCACTATCATAAATGTAGTTAAATGTAATATGCTTCTCGTCGCACTTATCAGCCCAAGCTTTAAATGCGTCATATACGAAGCGTTCACGAGGTGCACCTTTAACTACATACTCATCACCAATCTTACGGCAATGATGTAGGATATCGTAACAAGCCCATGCCGGATTATTAGCCGGCTTAGACTCATACGCTCCAGTGTAGGTATTAAATACCCATACTGTTTTGCGTTCCTGTAACCAGGTGACGTTTGGATCATTACCATTTAATTGGTCAGTCGCTAATGCCTTAATACCAATGAGAACCTTACCAGGGTGAATGAAGTCGTCATAGACTATCTGAGTTAACTGAGACCAATATACTTTGTTCACATGGCGGTTAGAGTTGCCGTCTTTATGTGCGCATCGCATACGGACTTCGTACTGTCCTGGTTCCTTTACATCGAACCTGAATACCCTGTAGATAGCCTTATTGGATTTATCCTTAATAGTGCCTGAGTACTTGCTAGTATCAATCGGTGTTTTAGAATGGCTAAATAGTCGATACCATTTACCGTCTTTCTTTTCAACCATACCATCTTGGCCACCATCATTACTCAATGGTAGAGGTATCCATTCAGCAGACCCCACTTTACGATAGCCACCTTCGATAGTGACTGACGTTTCACTTAAACCGCCTTTGTCATTAGAGTAATACAAACCATTAGGTAATGATAAAGTCACCTCTAACGCAGTAGATAAATTACCTTGCGTTTGATGGATAGACCAATCATTCGTAAGCTCATAAGTCAATGGTTGGTCAGCGTAGTTATCGTTGAAGTTAGGGATAACTGTTTGGTCATTTGTACCGAGTCTAATATCAACTTGTACATCCTTATAGTTACCTACAGGGTTACCGTTTAATTTGATATTAGAGATAGAATCGATAGGGCCTTCACCGGCGCAGTATAGTAAGTTAAGATACTGCTTACTCCCATCGCTTATTACGTGACGAGATATTAGCATGCCTGCACTTTTACACTTACCATAAGTGATAGCTAATGGATGACCTTGGCCAACTATAGTCTGGGAGCCTTGCCATCCGTACGTAGCTGACTGTTCAGTATTTGAGCTATCAGTTTTAGGCGCCGTTAATTTAGATATGATCGTGTTGCCAATCATACCGATAGCCATTGCTGCGAGCGTACGACCTAATACGCTAGTAATACCGAATATTGCACCGGAGGCAATACCAGCAGTCGCAATAGATAAGCCGATAGATAATAAGATGCCAAGCACTTGCTTTTCTACCTTTGGTAATACCACTACATAGGCTTCGTCCGTAGGTGATGCGGTATCATCTACTAACTCACCATTAATGGAGTACACCCAGTTACCTGGTTCTGTGAAATATTGATTAAGTTTTTTACCTTCAACAAAAGGCACAAGAGTCTCTTGTCTAGTGGTAAGGTCGAATGGGTTTCGAGCAATTACTAATCTAATCATTTTGAGCCTCCTTGTGCCTGTACACTCCTAATATACGTTTTCTTAATCTGTCCATTGGTACGATACACACTCCCGCATATTCGGTAGAATGTATCATCTTACCTTCGCCTACATATACTGCGATATGATCAGCATTATTACTGTAGAGGTTCATGACAATTATGTCCCCTACTTCCGGCTCCTTGACTTCGTGCCAAGGTGAGTTCATATCTGGCCAATATGTTGCGTATGGCTCAAGCTGAATACCATTTCTCTTGTACACCTCTACCACAAGCTCCCAACAAGGCAACTCTTTCCACGGAGTTCCTATTAGGTTATTTAGAGTTAGATACATATAATCCCCCTTGTGGTATTGTTGGCTCACCGCCAAATCTAACGCTGTTATTTAACTCACGACAGCGTTTTAGCGTTTTGTTACATGATTGTGCGTACCCTTTGTATCCGCACTCTACAGACTTAAATTTGAAAGGACAGTAGTCTTTCATGACTCGAACAGGTGGGAACCTACGAGAAAATGAGAAGTCTGTACCTAATGTGAACACTACCCAATCTGCTTTAGATTGAGATGCATTAATGATGAACGTTTCTTCTAATTCAATAATGTCCGGTAAGTTAGTATTGAATATGCGAATATTGACCTCACAATCTGTGAGGCCTTTATTCTTTTCTACTAACCGTTGGATAGTACCGGTTACATTCGCTACAGAGAGTTTAACGTTAGGCATCTGCTTAGTGTCCTCGTTAATATCCTCTAGCTTGAATGGGAACGCCGTATACTGCTTGCCACCTAATGTCAAATCTTCTGTGTTATTCACCAGAAGGATATTGCCTTCAGGGTGGTGTAGCTCAATAGCCATTACCCATGCACCAGTGGAGGATATCTTATTCTTTTCGATAATAGATGCAGTTGATAGCGTTAACATCTAAGCCTCCTGTAACTGAATAGAACCTGTCCATATCCCATAATCACTAGCAGAGAAATGGAGTTGGTCAGCGAACCTAACTCTAATCTTTGCCAGTGTTTCAGGGTGTGTCCAAAGAAATATCTCAGCGGTATTGACCTGGTCAAAGAAATTCCTTAAGCGGACATACTCTGTAGTTGGTATTTTGTAATTTACTGAATACGATCGTAATGCTTTCGTAGTCTTACGATGTGTTAACATCGTCATGTTTTCTACCTGAGCCTTACGACTTACATCAGGCGTTGTTTCATCGATAGGGTATATCGGATATCTTATGTTTGGGAATTCTAACATACGCTATACTGCGGCTGCCTTAATGGCATCACGCATACCTCCTTTGTTCGTCATGAGACTAGATACTACTACATCAACTATCGTTTGTTCGCCATCAAACTTAGTTTCTTGTTGTTGGCTATCTAGTTGTTGGCCAGATTGATTGATGATGTTAACCGTTACTTTATTAGCACCTTCACCGCCAATCATCTTGCGTGTTTGGCTAGCATTGTAAATGCGATGAGAGGAGTTGAACTGTAAGAGCTCTGGCCCATTCTCACCAACTAATGTCATTCCGTCAGGAGCTATACCACCGCTTGCGAACTTACCGAAGCTATTTCCGGTAAATGCGGAACTGAAAGAACCACCACTTGCAAACGAAGATACACCGCCACGGCTAGCACCTAAAGCGCCTAGACCGTTTACTACACCCCCAAATAGGCTTTGTAGCTTAGGTTGTACGTACTGTTGGAAGGATAGGTTTACAAGCATCTTGAGGATACTATTTGTAATATCCTTGAAGATATTCTTAAGCCCTTTACCAAATGACTCAGCATCAGTAGCTATCCCTTCTAAGTGACTAGTGAAGGAAGAGTTAATACTGCTCATCGTACTATCAAAAGTAGACTTCGCTAGGTCACCATAGTTAGTCACTTGTTGATTGTACTGTCTAGCGCCTTCTGCTAGGCTAGTACGCAAGTTACGTCCTGCGGCTTCCCATAATTTTTGTTGAGCTTCAACTAGGTTCTTTTCAATCTGTAAGCGTTGTGTAGCGCTTAATTGAGCTTCGTTAAGCTCAGACTGTGCATAAGAGATATAAGACTTAAGCGACTCATCAAGTACCTTATCTGCATCTTCTTGAGATACACGGCCAAGCTTCACTAAGTTAGACTGCTTATCCACATCTTCATTAAGTTGCGTATAAGCTAATTCACGAATTTTCTGATTAGTCTCAGCCGTAAGCTTTAACTTCTCAGCATTAGCTTTCTTCTCCGCTAATGTCTTATCACCAACGGCTTTTGTATACTCACGAATGTTATCGTCAATCTGCGCTTGTTGAGCTTCAGATTCAGCCTTGATAAGTTGCAAACGATCGCCTGTACGTTCAAGGTCTAACTTGACAATATCTTCATTCATTTTACGAACACGTATCTTTTGGTTACGGTCAGCTTCAGCTAGTTTCTTTTGGTATACTTCCTCATTCTTAGCCTTAGCTTCCGCTACTAGGTTGGAATTTGCCAACGCTTTTGCATTTGCGTTTTTAAGCGCATCTGCAGAGCCAGACACACCTACTAATTTAGATGTGTCAACGTATCCTGTAATCGCTCCAAAATCGCCCGTAATAGACTGCTTAGCGACTACCCCTGTACTAGAGTTAGCGCCTGTATATCCGCCATTACCATCAGCAATAACAATATGGTTATCACCAAGTACAACGACACCGTCACCTGCTTTAGGAACATATCCGTCACCTTCTGGGTGCCATGCTCCGGCTTCTGCCGCTGCATCCATAATAGATGGAACGTACCGAGGTACATCCTTGCCGAATGTTTCTTTTACGCTATCTGCGAACAACTTACCGCAATCTGTAGCCCAAGTGCCATCTGCACCCAATACATAGGCTTTGCCTAGTTGAGCATTAGCGGCATCTAGTACACCAGAGGCACTACCTGAGCCACCTCCTACATTACCTAAGCCGGCTGCAGAACGAATAATCTCACGAATATTCTTATTATTCGTTTCATATTGATTCTTAGCGTTGAGCTTATCGATTTCATATTGGCTACCATCAATCTCTAAAGATTGAAGTGTTAGACTACGGATAAGCTCGTTAAGACGCTCAACAGAACTTGCCAATTTCTCGGCTGCTTGTTCTGCCTTCTTTGCCGCTGCCTCTTGGGCTTTGGCTGCCTTGCCGGCTTCTTCATTAGCCTTATTGATAGCTTCATTGTTAGTAAGACCATTCTTAGCATTCTCGATTTCTTGCTCCATCTTAGCTTGCTCTTCTTCGGCTTTTTTCTTCGCAGCATCTGCCGCTTCCTTAGCCTTAATAGCAGCATCGATTTGAGCCCCTTCATCTTTTGTTGCTAAACGATCGTTCTTAATAAGTCCGAAGAATGCACTATCTTCTACCCAGTACCGCCCATCTTTGTTTGCCATGTAGGCTTCATTAGTACCAGGTGCGTTTAAGTTCTTATGAGCTCTAAGCCCATTCACATCAACGCCTAAGTCAGTACCCTTAGTGGCTTCCTTGTAGCGATAATCTAATAGTGCCTTACCGGCTAAGCCGATAGCGGTTGCCAATGCAAGCCAAGGACCTGCGGCTGCTATTGTAGCCAATCTCATGAACTTCAATGCGCTCGTGATAGATTGGATAGCAGTTATGGCTATGCTTGCTTCTAGGCCAAATTTAAGAAGCCCTGAGATAGCTTCCTTCTGCTCGGTTGCTAACTCACTATATGTCTTAGTAAGATTAATAGCACCTTGTGCATATTCCATAACAACAGGTAGCAATTCTTGGCCAATCATAATGGCCAGTCTCTTACCTGTCTGTTCCATATCTTTTAACTGACGATTAAAGGATGCGGACTTTTGAGCTGCTTCATCATTGATGATGAGCCCCATTGCTCTAGCACGGTCTTCGACTTGCTTCATTGCCTCAGCGGACAAATTCAGCATACCGTGAAGTTGATAACCTGTTTTACCAAACAGTTCCATCTCAACCCGTGTCTTTTCGGCACCGTCTTTCATATTCCTTAATCGGTCTTGGATAATAGAGAATACTTCAAGGGTGTTCTTACCTTGAATCTGATCAATGCTAATACCCAAACGACTAAACATATCAGTCGCTAGCTTACCTTCAGCTGATGCAACTTGCATCTTGTCCTGAGCGGTAGAGACTGCTTTAGCAAACTTAGCAAACGCTACTGTACTTACATCAGTAGCAACGCCCATATAGTTAGCCACAGATATAAAGGTACTTGCTTGCTCAGCAGTTGCCCCTGTTAAGGATTGCATCTTCTTTACTGACAAGTTCCAAGATAGCGCCTCTTTTGCAAGTTTAGTACCTAACCCTGCAATACCAGCACCTGCACCTATGGCGAATAATTCATTCTTTAACTTTGAAAGCTCTGCAACTGTCCCCTTAGAGGTAGCGGCGATTTTCTCTAAACCGGCTTGCGCGTTCTTGTCGGTCAGTTGCACTATGATATCTACTACGTTATTCGACATCCTTATTCATCGCCTCCATTTCTAAACCCTCTAATATCCACATAAGACTAAATAACATCGGATTTAGGTTAATGTTATTTATCTCGGCCACTGTACGTATAGCCGGATAGTCGAACCCGGCTAGTCCGCCTGAGTGGTAATTTCTTTGACTGCGTGACAGGTTGTACAGCTTCATAGCTAATTTCGAACCGAATAATAGGCGTGGTGGGTTAAAGTCACACTCGGAGCAGTCGAAGGACTGCTTTGTAGCGGTTTGTAATTCCTTACATCCCTTGCAGTACTTCGGCTTATCCGAGGACATCCACCTCCACGCCTCTTCTAGTTTTTTTCTGTTTCTTCTTGTAATTGGTAAGTTAATGTAATGACTTCACCGGCGAATGTCATTGCATCCTTATCACTTACTGTATTGAGTTCCTCATCTGTGAGCTTATATACATCAGTTAAGATGAAACGCATAATATCACGACTACGAACGATAGATGCTACTTGATCATCAACATCTACTGGACAATACACGAAGTCTAAACCAGCTTTGATTAATGCGTCACGTTCAGTCCATGTAAGGGCTCTTGGTTTTAATTCTTTACCTTGAAGATTCATAGTTACCTCCTAATGAGTTAGATTAGTAAGATACTTGGCTGTTAACCAATTCAAATACTACTGCAGATTGACCGGCATCATCGCCATAATATGCTTTGAATGGGAGTTCAATATTTACGCCTTTAGGACCATCGATACCAGGAGAGTTACGTTCGTAAATCAATTCAGGCAATTTGATAGTCAAGGAATTAGTACCTTTAGTAAGAGTTAATTCAAGACTGGATTCAGTACCATTTACAGCTTTATTTAAAAGGTCCATATTTTGGAAGAACGCTTTAATAGTACCGGATACGCCAACAATACCTGTATCAATGTATGTACGGAAGCCTTTACCGCCGATAGCATAAGAGTCACCATCTAGGCCAAAGTCGATATCAAGGCTCATGGACAATACATTAGCTACAGTTACACCACCTTCTTTTATGGTGGCTTCAAGGTTTTCGAAGGGAGTAAACACAATGGATTTAGGCGCTGTATCGAATGATACTGCTGCCATTGTTTCTTTACATCCCATTACATCGATAGATGCAGTTAATTCAGAGTCACCACCGAAGTTTAAGGCCATCTTATTCATGCGTACGCCACTGAATTGTTGGTAAGTACTAATATCCTTATAACCTTGTTCAAAGGTAGCAGATGGCATATCTGGACCAATTTTAAATACGTGTTTCTTACCAGTACCTTGTGCTGTTGTAGTTGGAGCACCAAAGCCTAGCTTTAACCAATAGCCAAAACCTAATACATCAACTGGTGGAACAATGCTACCGGATGTATCGATGTTACCGCGACTAGGTGCCGCAGGATTACGAGTGCCTCGAATAACAGAGGAGTCATTCAAGTTTTGGCTAGCCTTCAAAGAGGAACTGATAATAGGCATTATAACGCCACCAGTAGATGGTGTAGTACCGAAGTCAGTTTCAAAGGCCATTGTAAGAGAAGATTGTGCACCTTGTGCACGTTTAGCTACTACCATGTTTATCCTCCTAATATTCAACATTACCGCCAATTACGTGCGGTATTTCTATAGTGTATGTGGCTTTACCTGGATATACAGGACGCCACGAGATATTGTCTGTTTCATAGTCAATGTTAATGACAGGATAGTTAGGGTTAACTGCCATGATACATTCGATAAGTAGTTGGCCAAGTTCGTCACACTCGAACGCTCCTGTGTATTTCACTACACGGCCTTCACGTTCTGCCTCAGCTCTTACTATTCCCCATACGAGTTGTAGGGTGTAAGAGTAAGAACTAGCCAAGCCCTCAGACTTGTTATCCATCATGATGATCACGCATGGACAATCCTCTTCAAGAGGTGCGCCGGCGTCATCATATCCGATGTAAATACCAAGGTCCTTTCCGAAGTGCTCCATGCAGTAGTCGGTAATCTTCTGATTATCCTTAACCGCTTCCGCCCATCTGTTAGCAATGACCGCTAGTGGAATAGTTTGCATTGCTACCTCACTTTATATGCTCGCCTGCTCGACGCAAATTGATTGGGTTTGCCTAGCGCATATTCACCGATTTTAGACTCTAGGTAAGGTACCAACTTAGGCTGTAGGGCTATCCTCATAGGCCCAAACGTCTTACGAGGTTTAATCCTAAATTCAGACTTCCCTTTAGCAAGTTGAAAGCCACCGGCAAATAATGTCTTACGCATTGGCTCTGTGATTTGTTTCGTGTAACCACGCTCAATCTGTTCACCTAATCGTTTAGCAGACGATGATAACCACCCTACTTTTACTGATTGCGACCTGGCATCGTATTGATATCCAACAGCTCGGAACATCTTACCGAGAGGTGTGTATCCGACTGTGGTCTCTTTTACGCCACCGGCTATAAGTTGAGCTCGGGATTTAAGCCCCCAACCTTCCTTATACGCCTTACCGCCATCTTTATAAGCACGCCTTACTTTAGCGCCAAATGCTGCCTCGAATTGTGCCCTCATAGTAGGTGGCATGAAGTTAGCATATTTATGGCCACCAGGTGAACCGGATTTAATACCGGCCTTGATTTCCTTTTGCATCATCCAACCGACTGACTTCATAGCTTTCCTAGTCCAATCTGGTTTAGTCTTAGCTATAAATTCAAGATACGGTGTGGCAGTGTCAACAATGGTAAGTGGTGAATTACTCATGGTCTTACCGTCCTAACGTTAGCCACAATTTCAAGACAATGCATTTTAGCGTCGCTATCGGAGATATGATCCACATACCACTTCTTACCGTTGATATAGATTACATCTTTAGTCTTAGGTAGTGGTACGTCTTTAGTTCTGACCCATACCTTAGCTTTATCAGCAAGACCAGTTACGAACCCAGAACCTTTACCATCATACTCACCGATTTCTACGCTAGCCTTAATCTGCTTACCTTCATATGTTATTTTTTCGCCAAATACATCGAGTAAGGCGCTTTCATCATAGGTCAGCATAAGTTATACCTCATAGGGTTAATGCGGACCGTGTGGCCCGCATTTCCGTTAAAATACAATAATTAGTTTTTCAACATTACTGTTACAGTATCTTGAGTAGCAGTTTTAGGTTCTACTGCAATACCCAATGGTTTACCACCAGTTTTAGCAGCTTTACCAGCGACGAAGGTTACTGCATCACCTACTGCATATATATCTGCTTTAGTAGCGTCTACTTTAAATACGCCAGTAACTTTCAATGCACCCATTTCGCCAGTTTTGATATCGGTAACAGCTACACCATGAAGTGCACCTGCTTCTACGATATCGCCGGCTTTAATATCTGCTGTTGCCACATAATTGATGCGGTCTGTTTCATATACGAATTTTGCCATATGTATTTATCCCCCTAATTATTTACCAGCGTTTTTATAAAGACCACGGAAGTCGATTGCATCAACGCCAACATCAAACGCCACTTTGTATTCAATACCATCTACCTCGAAGCCTTGACGAGTTTCAAGACGTGGAGTTTCAACGCCGTTCAAGTAAGTAACATCAATAGTGTCGTGTTGGGATGCGTCAGCTACTAAGTACCATGCATATGTATCAGTTAATTCTGCATCAGATACTACTACCAAACGACCTTTGTAAGGGTTAACTACACCGGAGTTTACGCCGTCTACTGCTGCAGTAGAGTTAACGATTTGATATGCAGCCAATTCAAGTTCTGGCGGAACTACCAAGTATTTAGGTGTAATATTAAGAGTTGCTTCACCTGTAATACCTTTTTGGCGACGCATAGCAGCAATTGCTTTTGCGATTGCATTAACAGATAATGCTTCACCAGTACCTGCAACGTTACCATGTTTAGAGTCAAACAATGCTACATTATCTTGCATTTTCACGTTACCAGTTAATTGAGCATATACCATCTTGTTTACTAAGCGTTTTGCAGCAGAACCGTATTTAGTAGCAATTTTAGAGAACAAGCCCAAATCGTCATTAATGATCGCTTGGCGAGTAAGGCTGAACAATTTACCATAAGTCGCTACTTTAGTACGAGCAGATGCCTCACCTAAGGAGTCTTGTTTGAATTGGCCACCTTCAGGAACTAATTCAAGGGTGCCTGCTTCAGACAATGCATAACGTGCAGCTTCTTTGAAGTCACGGTTAGAGCCTTTACCTGCCCAGATTTGGTAAGTAGTTTCAGCTTCATTGAAGCCTACCATTACAGATTTGTTAGCCAAGTTAGACATGATTGCAGGGAATGTAGATGTAGAGTTAATAGCTGCACGAGCCAATTCCATGTTATCGCCAAAGTTTACTGTAGAACCAGATTCACGGCGTAAGGATTCGCGCGCCATTTCAATCATGGAATAACCGCGTAATTCTTGTGCACCTGGTGCTGCATCTGCTACAGGGATACCTGCTGCCATCAATACAGCGTCTTGTGCAGCGGCACGGAATTTATCGCTTTCAGCTTCGCCCATTGTTACGGATACACCTTTGTTACGCGCACGAAGTTGGTCCATTACCATTTCACGTGCTTCTTCAACAGATTTACCCAATACGATTGCTTCGTCAGCACCTTCTACATCGAAGTCACGGAACATTGCTGTAATTTCGGAAGTACGTTTACGTTCTTGTTCCATAGCTTTTTGAAGGTCTGCTTGAGTAATACCAGTTTCAACTGGTGCAGATTTTACTTCTTGAACTTCTAAATTTTTCTCTTGATCCATACGTGTGTTATCCTCCTGTGTGTCAATACTTGTATGAATTTCTTCAGCACTACGTCCTACGCCCACTGTTGGGTCAGCAGGAACAGATACAATGCTAATTTCTAAAGGTTCCCAATCCGTTACTACATAAGCCGGACCACTAAATCGACCGTTAGTAGATTTAGTATCTTCATCTTCCAATACTTCATAACGGTTGATTGCATAGCCTACGCTTACACCTTGTAGCGTACCAGACTGTACCTTTTGGAATATTGTTTCGGATTGTTCATCTGTGTCAAAGCGAACTAACGCTTTACCGCGGTTATCTTCTAGCCATACTTTTTCAATATGACCTACGACCGCATCACGATCATGATTAAACAATACCGTACCTAAGCCATTATTGAAGCGCTCAAGGTTGATGCACTCTTCATCATGGCAAAGGATTTCATCGCCGAACCAACGGCCATATGGCGTTTCGGAAGAGAATGATAATTCTACTGTCCGACTATCGGTATCGACGTGGTCAATAGTAGTTTCTCGACAGTAATTGCCAAGAACACTACGCTTTTGATGTTCACTCATTACTAGCCATCAGCTCCTTCCTGTGTAGTGTCATCATCGCCCATCGTTAGCGGTTGCAACTCACTGGAATAATCAAGTAACACCCCAAGCTCACGAGCCCTATCCTGTTCGAGCTTCCGTTGTTCAAGGACTTCCTCCCAATCACGACCGGATGCTGCGCACACATCCTCTAAGGTTGTAAGACCGGACTTGATAGCTTCCTTATTGGCGTTAACCTCTTTTACTGGGTCAATCCAAGACCACCCTGGAGCAAGCCAAGATACCTCTTGGTATTTGTCTTTGTTCGCCAGGTAATCTGGAGGTAGTTCACCAGATAAATAGAGGGCATCAATAAAGGCTCTCCAAATCGGCATACAGAAGTGTGCGATAACAAACTCTTGTAATTGACGGAACGTCTTTTGGTCCTCTAACAGGTTCTGACGTGCGGCCGAGAAGTTACCGGATATATTACGCGCTACGATGTCAGCGCTCATACCAAGACCGGACGAGATACGTCTAGTCTGAGTTGCCGAGTATTCGCTTGCAGTACCAGCGTTACGCTTAGGGTCTGCAAACTCGATAGACTCACCAGGGCTTAGGTGTCTAACCATACCTGGTGCCATTGTCATACTAGGTCTACCTTTGCTATCACGTGGTAGCATCGCAGTTTGTCTAGCAGAATTCTGAGAAGTGATAAATGCACTAAAGCACGCTGATACACGTGCTGCGATTAAGTCTGCGTCCATGTATTCATCGATATCATGGATCCGACGTAAGACTAACGCCAAGTGACTCATACCACGAATTTGTGTTGGACGATTTGGTTTGAAGAATAAGAATGCTTGGTCTGTAGTTAACCGCATAGCCTCAAAAGTTCTTACACCCATAGGGTCTGCTTGGCTAACATGGTATGCCACAGGCTTTCCATATTCATTTACCTCAACACCGCTAATGATGTTATTATTGCCATATTTGACGTCTATGGCTCCTATGTTCTCCGCCTCGATTAATTGGATAGCAAGGGGGAGATAATCGCCCTGTGCAGTCTTATTTACTAAAATTTCACCATCGTACAACATTCTACGCAGTGCCATTGTTTGCAACTCGTAGAAGTTAGATAACCCACGTACGTCGGCATTACTTGCTTCCGTCCATTTCGCCCAGGCACGCTCAATCTTATTGTTGAGTTGGTTATTGAGTTTACCGCTCTTATGACGTACCTTAGCTTGTGGCTTGATGCCTGGTCCAATTACGTTGCGTAAGATGGCAATAACCGCTGACTCAGCTAAGTCACTGTTCATCTCAGCAGACCTTGCACGGCCACGAATAATATCACGTGAACCTGTTGCTAGTTGCTCAGCCGTACCAAATGCAGGTTGCCAATCACTATTCAGTCTGTCCATTGATGCGGCATCGTATTGACGGAGTGCTTCACGTGCTGCCATTCGTTCTAGCGCACGCTCAGGGTTAACCCATCCGATTACTTTATCTAAGATATTCATCGTCCACCCCATGTCACGAATGCATCAGCTTGATATCCGTTGGACTCTTCATGTACTCGTTGCATCAGTGTTTGTTCACGTGCATAGAGTACTGGCAAGTCAATCGTCTTGAACCGCTTACCACCAATCTGTAACTCTGAATATCCTTTAGTTTCGATATCCTCAATCACTTGGCGGACACGTTCAAGTTGTTCATTTACATCGCTCATGGTTCACCTCCTATTCCTATCTAAACCAATGGCCTGTGCTACCAATTCCGCTTCCGTAATCCTCATAGGATGTTGTATCTTCAGCTTCTTCGTAAGGCTCAGGCTCTACTAAATATTTAACTCCGGCAATATCAGCTACTGCCGCGTTATAAGTACATGTATCTAGCAAGTGATTCGTAGGGTGTCCAGTAAGTGGTTTCCATTTAACGGTAATCTCACCAGTTTTCACATTCCGAATTTCTTGCTTTTCTTCTGCCCTTAAATGGTCCATATATTCTTGAGGGCAGTCCTTGAATAAATGGATCGTGCCGATTTCATCTGTAGGCCTTACCATTCGCGCGAAGATAAAGTCTTTCCAATAATCGGTATTTAGTACATACAGTTTCAAGCCACCGATAACACCCTTTTCAACACTTGACATTGAATACGGTGCCGTCATGGTTGTACTATTGGATGAACCTTTAAGAGGTATACAGATTTCAGGGAATCTTGCACAGAATTGGTAAACCTCATCTGTTCTGAACCCTGAGTCAATACCGGCTTTCATTACCTGACGGGGCTCTCCAAACTCGCTTGGATACTCACGATTGACGATAATATCTTCTAGGTCATCCCATGTACTTGCTTGGCCATAGTCGATTAGGTATGACTTAACTCCTGGCGCATATGCTCTCACTTCCCACCAGAAGTAATCGAGCTGTACGTCAACGCTAGCAATAAGGAGTGTAGCCTTATCAGGAACAACACCTCTGTCATACGTTGACTCTGTGAACGTTATATCTTGTGTGCTCTTAGTCTTAGCAGACCGCCAAGGTTCAGCTAGCCAAGAGTTGATAAAGTTCATTAATTGGTCTGCGTAATCCTTAGAGGATAGGAATTCGTAAGCTACCTTACCAAAAGCTACCCAAGGACTGTATATAGAGGATAGGTGGTAGCCAACGGATCGTACTCTACAGTTTGGTACGTTCTCCGTTCGCCATTCACCTCTCCGCAGCATTTCCATTTTGTACTTATCTTGAATTGGCTCCTTGCAGTGCTCACATTCATAGTACGCTGTATCACGTACTAGGTCTTTATTTCCGTTCGCGCTTTCAGGCCATTTAATTTGTTTAAACTTGAGGGTCTGATATTCTCCGCAATGTGGACAAGGTACGTAGTACTCTTTCTGTGCATGAGCGGATTTATAAGCCCTCCATATGTTCCCGTTCTCTACCGTAGGCGTTGATACCATCACGTGTTTGGCATCAACGAATGTTTTAGTACGCTCTGTAGCCAACTTGATAGGATTGGCTTCCTTGCCGGAGAACGCCGGGTATTTATCTATTTCATCAAAGAATACATATTTGATTGCCCTAGACGCTAGACTCGATGGTGAGTTAGCACCGGACAATACCATATAGTTGCCATTCGTGAAGTTAAGCTCCTTCTTCTGACTGGCGTTGGCATCATACATTTTCTCCAATGGTTCAGAGTTCTTTATCATTGGTTGTACACGTTTCTCACTATTAAACTCTGCCAGGGCATCTGTTGGGTATACCATCATGACAGGTGCTTGTGATTGATGTAGTGCATAACCAATCATATTGAGTTCTGCTTCCGTTTTACCTATCTGTGCACCGAAGCACAGTACAATTTGCTCAATTAGATCATTGTTAAGCATATCCATAGGCTCACGTAAGTATGGAGTACGGAGAGTGCGCCACGGCCCTGGTTCAGCACCGGTACTTGGCAGTACACGGAACTTATCCGCCCACTCAGATACGGTATACCGTTCTGGTGGTTTAAAGGCCTCCAGTTCGGGAGCTGTCCACGTAAACGAAAATTCATCGACGTTGTTTTTCAATGTCATAACAGATTCAGCTTTTGAATTCGTTTTATTTTTTCTTTTTGTGGTCGATTTCCGTTTTGGTGTACTTCCCTTCCCTCGAATAGCTTTCGAGGTACGTGTTGACACACTCATTCACCGTCCTCTCTACAATCACCCTTGTATCTGCATCTGGGAATTCTTTGCTAACCGCTTTGGCTAGCAGACCAAGGGATGACTTCAATTCTAAAACGCGTCCAGTCCATTCACGTTGTACATCAGCTACATCTATGTACTGACCATCTAGCACTTCGCTTAGTCGCTTTTCACGTTTCGCTCTGGCTTCCTTATAGTCCGCCTCGGCTTCTAATTTTCGTTGCGCTGCCGACTTCGTCCCGTCCTTATCCTTTGACATTCCTAGCCAAACAAGAACTTCTCGAATGTTCCACCAACCAGTGGCTACCTTCGGCATACCTGCACGATTATGTCTACTGATCATTTCGGGTCCCAGGTCTAAGATTTGACATAAGACCGCAGTGGTTACTATGAGCTCACCATGTTCGCTGAACTTGACTTTAGGTCTCTCGACTGCCATTTCTGACCTCCTTTCTAAGTGTCCTCTCCAAAAGTACTTTCTACTTGATTTTTTCTCTCACAGGCGGAACAATATCGCGCGGAGCCGACCACCGCTGGTTTTATCGCTAGGGAGTACCTTTTATCATTCACTCTCAAAACAAAAGACAAAAGGTCAATGGTCGAATCTTTGGAGAAGTAAGCAAAATGGACTACGTGGTTGTGCGTAGTCCCTAATGATACTTCTTGTGCTGTAATAGCCCATGGAGGTTTGTACAAGAAAGGTATTCACTATGAACGTACCCTACAGTGTGTGGTGACAATAGGACTAATGGCTTAATCCCTATCGCTCCACACTTGTAGACTACCATAAGTGGTACCTCTAATTGCATATTGTCTTTATTTATTTTTAGAAAATACTTGACAAAAGCTTTTCACTGCGTTCCGTTGGATATTATAAATTTGTGCTTCACTATAATTCATATCCTCAATAACCTCTTTCATGCTCATTCCAAAGTAGTATCTGTTTTCTAAGAACGTACGCTCAATGTCATTAGGTATCTTACATATCAATGTCCATAGCTCATATCGTTCCTTAGATAGTATGCGGAATTCATTATTAAGGTCACGCTGTGCAGTGTTTAAGTTAAGTTGTTGTTCTGGTGTATTCGACCGTTCGTCTTGTGCTTCCACCTCCAGGCGTTGTAGATGTAACTCAATGTCTTTCATGCGCCTACGACTATTCAGTAACCGTTGTAGCTTCCTAACCCCAGGATGCTTACTCCCAGTACATGACTTATTATTCATAGGCATCACCTAAGATAACTTATGATGAGAAGCCAATACTTCCTCTGAATCAAACTTAAGAGTTGCACTCTTACATTGATCATGAACGGCAAGCATCATAGCATTAACCAATAAGGTGATATGCTTATCATCTTTAGAGAACTGCTTAGCAATGGCAGTCACCAATTTGGTAGCCATATTGATTGCCGTAGTAGGGTTTGTATTTTCAATAGTGATATTACATGTTTCTGCATCATTGTTAGACTCAACAATAATGCGCGCTGTTTTATCTTCCATAATAGGCCTCCTATACTTCTTGCCATTCTTTTAGGATTTCACTATACCTATACATCGTGATATTAGTTAGCTGATACGCAGCTTCGTTTAAGTTATACCGATTAATCCACGCACGGTAGATATCAGTTAAGTAGTCTTGTAACTCAGCCTTTTGGCTAGGCGTAACCATATTGTCATGAAGGTAGTACACCTCTTCACCTTGGTCTACCTCTTCTTGACATCGCTTGATATCATTCCCAATCACTTCTTCTACGTTGATGTGACCTGAGTATGGTACAGCACGACCGACTACAATAGTCATACCTTCACATGGTTTACATTCTTTAGCTATCCAATGTAGTTCTTTTAATGCTTCGTCCCAGGTATCGCACATCATAATATATTCATGACGATCTAATGTGACGTATCCGCCAAATAGTGGTTTCATTTCATCACCTCATTAATGTACCTATCCAAATACCATCGTGCCTTCTTAAGGTCCTCAAGCTTATCGCCTTTAGAACCAGCACGTGCAATATATTTAATAACATTCCCTAGATGGAACGATAGACCTTGGTCCTCGATAAAATCAATAACTTCAATCTTTCCACGATTATAATGTGAAGGATGGTCAATCGCATTAGAGATACTGTCAGGCTTTTTATCAGTGGTAACAACATCAGCATATAAGTCTTTAACAGCATCAACCCTAATATAAGACTCAGTAGTTTCCGTTTTGGAAATAACTGGATCACTTTCAACGACCTTTTCAGATTGTTTATCTTTAGGTAATACCTTCTTCTTGGGTTTATTCAATAAGTCTCTACATGTAGGACAATTCACCGCAGGTCTGCCTTTACCTGTCTGCTCGAACATCTTCCCGCAGTTCTTACACTTAGCCATAACTTTCTCCTTCACTTCCTCTTTAGGTGGTTCATCTTTAGCAGGTGTAGGCGCTTTATCCTTATTAAGGATAGCCATTAACTCATCAGTAGCACATTGTTTACAATACTGCTCATCTTTTTTAGCTAAGAATGTACGTCCACACCGAACACATTTTCTTGCAAGTGGCATTTTACAGTCTCCTTTCTAAATCCTGTTCATAAGTTTCCACATTTCTAATGTATGGATTTTCATATTATTCTTATTAGCAAATTCATATTCACCTTTACATCCACGACTCATGTTCCAACCTTCACAAAGCACTAGCACGTCACAATGGCTAAGCAGTCCTAAACAGATATCTAATCCTTTTTGGTAGTCATCACCAGTCAGATATACATACCCATAATTATGGATAGGTGATACGTAGTCATGCGTTAAATCATTCAGTACTAACTCACTCATGATTGCATCAATCTTTTTACGGTTGCTTTCCTTCCCACCATACGGGTGAGCAACATATACAAGCTTTTTATTCATAGCTTCAACCTTTCACTGTAGTTCTTCTAACGTTTCAATATGAACCAATATCCCTGTGACTGGGTTCCAATACTTTTCAGTAACCTCACTACACACCTGGGCATCATCATTCCAATAGTTAAGTGAAGTCATACAATCTTTAAACAATTTAATAAGGTTATCCGTATCTGGCTTAGTGGTTTTCCATTGAGCCTTTTTACAGTTAGCCTTACCAAAGCACCACTTGGTAACCAATCTAATAGGTCCTTGTATTGGATCCATAGGAACATGTGGTGCAAGTTCCTCTGTGAATAACTTCCTAATAGCTTTCACATCTGCCGACTCATAGAACCTCGGAGTACCATTCTTAACAGTCACCCGTTTCTGTTGGTGGGTACCTGTGGGAACTTTACGAAGAGGGATAAAGAATTCAATCACCATTCTTATCACCTCTCATAGCCTGGTAACGTTCATACCTAGCTCTGTCGTGAGCTTCCCATACTTCAACTGGAACACCGAATATACGGTCAGTAATTGTAAATGTCTTAATTTGATGAGCATTCACGTCAACAATAGGCAAGTTTTCAAAGTATCTATCATAAAGTGGTAACCAATTCCTTTTGGATATATGCATATTTACGACTGGCTTAAAGCTTTTAAATGGTTTCACTTCATCAAGATATTGACTTTCATGCAACCAGTCATTATCGCCTGGTATAAAGCACCACCCTGCACACTTGCTTCCATCTTTCATAGTTACTCGTAACCGTACCCATAATTCATGGTGCCAGTCACTCGATATAATTGGATCCCAAACCATATTTATTACACTTCCTTAATCTATGTCTAATACGCTTAATGTTGTTACCAATATAAGCGCCTACATCACATTGCAAGTTACGTTCTTTAAGTTGTCTATCCATTCTAGCTTTGTACATTATGTAGCTAACACATGTACCATGACAGCCAACTGTACGCAGCTCACAATTCTTACATGGAGTTTTCAAAAATAACCACCTCCGAAGGAAGGAAGAAAAAATCGTTATGTAAGGTAAGAGAAATTTTAAAGGAGGAGGGTAGAAAGGGGAGACTTTAGTCCCCTTTTTACCCCTTTGAAATTTTTCTCTTACATCGGGAAATTAGGAAAGAAAAACCTATATATATATATAAGGTGTTTCCTCCCTATTGTTAACCATCCAACCTATCTATAAGTTCACCTAATTCAACTTTATAAATTGGCATTTCTTTTAGATAGTTTCTTACGGTTCTTTCACTGACATTCATAATCTCGGCTACCCGTTTTATATCTGCTCTATTACCAAAGTTACTTTCAGCCGCAGCAATATTAAACGCATCAACTAATTGCTGTTTCTTTTTCTCTTTAGCTGATTGCTTAGCCTTGTTCATTTTATTAAGACCTTTTTCTTGAGCATCTTTGAACATAGCCATAGATAAGAAACCACTATCATCGACTTTATGAATTGGATATTCAAACCATAGATCAACAGGTTTGAATCGAGGGAACTCACGTAGCGTACCTTCCATTCTCCATGCAGTACATTGGCTAGTATCAACTGGAGCACCTTCTAGTTTGTTTTCGTCTAGGTTCTCAGCTTCAATTTCAAGTAAGTCAATCAATGCATCTGGGTCACGAGCGAATACACCGGAACCGGATGCACGGTCCATAGACCGCTTACCAGTTTGATTGCCCTTAGAATGATGGTGACAATAGATGACTGCACATTTAAGTTCAGTACATACCTTGTCAAATTGGTTACAGAAGTTACCCATTTGGTCAGCACTGTTTTCATCACCAGTAATTACCTTGTAGATAGGGTCAATTATGATAGCCTTATACCCTTTCTTTTCAGCCCTACGGATTAGCTTAGGAGCTAATTGGTCCATAGGTAATGACTTGCCACGTAAGTTCCAAATGGATATGTTCTCTAAGTTATTTGGAGCCTGGTGTAGTGCATTGTACACATCTTTAAATCGATGTAAACATGACGCACGATCAAGTTCCAAATTTATGTAGAGTACTTTACCCTGTGCGCAGTCAAAACCGAACCACGGCTTGCCTTCAGCTAGGGAGATACATAATTGGATAAGTGCGAAAGACTTACCAGCTTTAGATGGACCAGCAATTAGCATCTTATGACCTTCACGAAGGATACCATCAATTAAGCTAGGTGCAAGCTCTGGCATATTATCCCAAAGTGCTTCTAAATCTTCTGGTTCAGGTAGGTCATCATTGACAGTGGCTATCCATTCTTCCCATTCTTTGAATGACTCTTTACCAATGTTCGTAGCGATTAAGAATTGCGGTTTACCTGCACGCATAACACCAGGCATACGTGATAACCGGCTAGGGTTTTTGTTTTGTTTGTCAACCTTGAACCCATTCTTCTGTACGATTTGATATAGGAAGTCTACTCGGTTACGGTACTCGGAATAATCATTGGCATCGATATGCACGATAGCATGGATACTTTTACCACCGCTATATACCATAGCTGCGATTGGTAACTCTAATTGCTCTAGGATAGCCTTCTGCTTTCCGAGCTCCATGTTGTCAGACTCGATAAGTGCGAATTTGAAGGATGATACATTATCATTCTTCACGCCTTTACCGTCTAATGCATTAAATCGTATCCATGCGCCCGCTTCTTCATCGAGTGTACCTATTGCATCATCAACCTTTTTATTCGCTCTCAGAGCGTCTAAAATTTGATTTTGCGTACGACCATAACTGCCTTTAGTTGGAGATTTAATTTCTGTACCGTCCTTATCTTGATGGACGTACACAGTGTTTACGTAGCCAACATAATCATCTGGCTCAAACAATGCTTGGAGATATTTTGTTAAGTCCTCCACACGTTGTTCTTGAGGATAGTGCTTTGGAATGTCAATGTCAGAGGCTTCTACCCATGTCTTATCAATAATTTTGTATGGATCAGGATTAGCCATAACCATAGTTCCAAAAGGGATTGCTGTTGCATCCATTTGAGTACTACGGTTAGGTGTCCATCCATTCTCTTTAGCCATCTGCGTGATAGTGGCCCCTGTAATTTGTTTGCCAGTGTAAGCACCAAATGAATTCCATTTAGCTTCACATTCACCAGGATGGAACCGCTCACCGTCATTAGATGACCATTCTTCCCATACAAACATTGGATACCCTTCATGGTGAAGTGCAAGGCCTACGTTTAGCCATTCTTCGTAGGAGCAATCGACTGGGTCGATAAACTCCAATACTTCTCTTAAATCCAACTTTTCCTGTTCCATTTGAACTCCTTTATGATGGTTGGTACGTTGCAGGTTTAACTCCTTTCGGTATTCTCCAACCACTAGCACTAATTCGGCTTATCATGTTAGAGGCTTGGGTATTTGTCCAAGTCCCCACATTTTTAAAGCCTTTATTCTCTAAAAATCGAATTTGCTTTGGAGTCGATAACCCCTCCGCCTTACGCTTGTGTAATCTATCGATGAGCATAGAAGCCTTCCCTGCATCCTCAATGGTGTCAGGATTAAGCCCAAAGTCTTCGATAGTTTTCTTTTGTTTGTCAGTAATGCTTGAAGCCTGCCATCCAAAAGCTGGTACATAATGGGTTAGATCCTCAGCTTGAATAGAGAATTCAAACTGTAATGGGTCTACTAATTTAGCTTTTTTCTTACGCATTGCTGCAAGCTCTTTAGCCAATGCAGCTTCACGTTCAGCTAGTACGTCACGTTCGGCTTCTGCTTCTGCTGCCTCTAAGTCCATACTTGAAGTTTCAAGTATTTCCGTCATCTTAATAGCCACATCATTAGACTTAGCTATTAAGTGAGCAGGTCTACATAGTGAGTGCTTCTCATAGTGCCATAGGAAGTCGAGCACTAATAAGTGGTCTTTTCCTTCGCATAACCTAGTGCCACGGCCAATCATTTGCGTATATAAGGCTCTTGATTTAGTCGGTCTAAGTACGATTACGCAGTCAACACTAGGGCAGTCCCACCCTTCTGTCAGTAGCATTGAATTACAGAGTACGTTGTATTTGCCATTGGCGAAGTCCTCTGTAATTTCTTTACGGTCTTTACTATTACCATTTACTTCGGCAGCATTAAATCCACGTTCAATGAGCATCTTGCAGAACTTTTGGCTCGTTTCAATGAGTGGTAAGAACACCACTATTTTTCTATCTTTGTAGTCAAGTAACGTATCTGCAATTTGTTCTAAGTATGGATCTAATACTCTACCAATATCACCGGCTTGGAAGTCGCCAGCCGTTATCTTTACATTAGTAAAGTCAATATGTAATGGTAATGTTTGTACTCGTATCTTCACCAGGTAGCCACTACTAATCGCATCACGTAGGGTGTATTCATAAGCTAAGCTATCGAATACCTTACCTAGGTTCTGCATATCTGACCTATCTGGTGTAGCAGTAACGCCGAGTATATCGGCTGCGTCAAAGTAATTTAATATAGCTTGATATCTAGTAGATAAAGCATGATGTGCTTCATCTATAATGATCGTGTCAAAGTAAGATTTATTAAAAAGAGCTAGCCGGCTGTCACGGCATAGGGTTTGTACAGAACCGACTATGATGCGGTCCCATTTTCCTATGCATGACTGCTCAGCTTTCTCCATTGCTGTAGTCAGTCCGGAGGCTTGCATGATTTTATCTGACGCCTGTTGAAGTAGTTCTTCACGGTGTGCCAGGATTAATACACGCTTACCTCTTCGGACTGCTTCCTCAGCAATTTTGGCAAAACATATAGTCTTGCGTTAACCGCACCCCGTTGGCAACACCAACAGGGTACGTCTATTACCTTTCTCCCACTCTGACCATACGGCGTTGACTGCCTCTGTCTGATAGGGTCTTAATTCCATTAGAAGCCTCCGAAGTTATCGTCTTTAGGTTGAATAAACTTCTTAATTTCATTGGCAGTACCTTCTGTACCGTCATTCTTTTCATAGCGTCTATGACTTAGTTCAAATTGACCTGTTTTGCCAATTAATAGGTCAGGGTTTGCCATAAACTTTTCACCTGGTTTAGCTAAACCAGTAGCGATGAATATATTAGATACCTTCCACATCATGGAGGGAATCCAGTACAATCTTTCAGTGACTTTATTTTTACCTTGTTCGCCACCATCGGCCTCTAATGTAATAACTGCTTTAGGTGTATTCGCCGGAATTTTAGCAGTGGCTACATCTGTATAGCCTTTTTCCACATTAGTAATAACGAATGGATATACACCTGCAGGAAGTAATGTAAATTCCTTTACCTCTGCTACTACTTCAGAGTTAAAACCTAATGCTTCTGTGCCTAATTGTTCAAATGCGCTGCTCATAATTTGTTACCTCGTTTTTTATTTATTAATGAATTCAACAATTTTGTCCCACATAGGGATAATCCAACCTGTTACGAATGCTGGATCATAGTTTTCAAATGGAGTACCTTGTGGATATTTACCACGAGCTACAACTACAGACTGTACTTGGTCTAATGTGACGCCATCTTTGGCCATTAAGTCTTTTAATGGTTTAGGAATAGTTGTTTCGACTAATGGTGTTTCATCTGCTACAGGTTCTGCCTTAGCTTTAGCCTTTGGTTTAGGTTCAGCCTTTGGTTCTTCCTTAGCTACTACTTCGCCAGTTTGTTCTTTAGCTGCTTCAACTACTTCTGGTGCGTAGTCCTCAGTGCTAGCATTGGCTAACTCATTAGCTGCAGCAGTTGGTAGCACATCATCATGGATAACATGTGCGATTTGACTATATTCAAATGGCATTACATCTGGTAACCCGTGACGGTTCTTAGCGTCCCACGCCGGAGAGTGTGTGGCATACATCAATCGCTTACCATTGACTGCCTTTTTCTTATTGGTAGTTGATGTAATGATTTCATTCTTATAGTTTGCGAAGAGCACCATATCAGCCCATTCTTTAATAAGCGGAGAAGTTTGGCTACCTGTTTTCTTGCCTAGCTTTAATTCAAAACGATCATATGCGCCTAACTCGTCTGGTTGTTCAAACTTGCGGATTTGTGTATGTGCAGTAAGTACTACATTCATACCAGCATCAATTACTTCATCAAGGAGGTTAAGGAAGCGACCCATTTCTTCACGTACAAATACATAGCCTGTACCGTAAGGGAACTCTTCAATACCTTTCTTTTGATGTTGAGCACAGATATGTTCTACACATAACTGTTCCGCCCAATCGACCGTATCAATGACTAATGTTTGATAGCCCCCTGGCATCATGGCAAATTCCTTTACGAAGGAGATAAGCATTGTCCATGATGTAGGCTTTTCAGTACGAGCCACATCTAAGTGGTCGGTACTGCCCTCTGTATCAATAAATACAGGTGATGGGAATTGACTCGCAAATGTTGTTTTTCCAATACCTTCAGTACCATACACAATACATTTTTGTGCTCTTTTTCTTTTTCCAGTGATGATGTTCATTTCATAACCGCCTTTCTTCTGTTATTAGCTTGTACTTTTGCATCTACCCATCTACAATTTTCAGGACTATATGGTCCATCATTGTCAATGCGATCAATCGTACACTTTCCTTGCTTTGCAAATTCATCGTATCCATTATTTAGTGCCCATCTTTGAAATTCAGCAAATTCATTTTTCCATGCATCACACATTACAATTCCTCTTTCACCATATCGCTTATAATCCTTTTTGTTTTTGTCATAACAGCGTTGTTTCATACCACGCCATACGCCATATAAGCGACTATTAGTTGAATTATGAGATGCATTGAGTTTATTTCGTTTTGCCAGTTGTTCTTTCTGAATACATCCACATGATTTGGTATTTCCGGTCTTTAAATTTCTAGCTGCAACTTCAATAGAATTACCACAGTCACATAAACATAGCCATAATGAGGAGCCATATTTCGTGCCAGTCCTTTTTATAACAGTTAATCTACCAAATTTTTTATGTGATAAATCCTGAAAAGCTGGCATTAAAATTCACCCCAATCGCTTTCTACTTAGGTTCTTCGATTACATCTTCTTTAGGCTTTGCCTTAGCTTTTGGCTTAGTCTTTGTAGTTTTACCTGTGGTACTAAACTCTTCGCCTTTAATGTGGCCATCTTCAATGATGATGGAGCACTCATCCAGGTTATTCGTTACTCGAGTAGCGATAACTTGTAAGCATTCTTGCTCCAACCAGCCACCGAATTCTTTCATAGTATCGATGTCCATTTGTTCCATTTTGTCCATTAATACGAAGCCACATTTAGGGTTAAGTGCTCTTACAATAGCTGTTGCTACTTTTAGTTGTTCAGCACCGCTCATGCAGTCCCATTGTTTTCCGTTGTAGATAAGCGCCCCTTCCTGGATAGATAGACCAGGTAGTGGCATATCCACAGACTCAAGTAATTTATTCTTACGATCACGGATGTCTTGAATGTCGTCCGTTAACTCATCGTATTCTTGTTTGAAGTCTGCAGCTTCCTGCAATGCACGTTGACGCTCTTGGTTAGCTCTTACTTTAGAGTTAATTTCATCAACATTCTTGATTTGCTCTTCAAGTTCTGCGGTAGATTCATCCTCTAAATCTTTAGCTGCAGTCATTGCAATATCATAATCTTCTGCTAACTGTGTTTGCTTAGTTTGAAGCTCCTCTAGTTTTCGTTGGGCTTCATCTACTAAGTTATTTACAGTGACCATTTGAGCCTTAATAGCAGATACGTTATTTCGTTTCTTTTGATTTTCAGCATTCCGAAGGAGAATATCTTGTTGCTGTTTAATGAGTTCCGATGCACTGATAGGTTCTTGTGGAGCTTCATCATATGCAGGTAACTCTTTAGCATATTTGTCTTTCTGAGTGGCAATTTGACCTATAGAATGACGTTTAGCATATATCTCCTGGTATTCACCTTCGAGCTTCTTTAACTCGTCTTCTACGCCCAATAATTGAAGTAATTCTTGAGCCTTCTCTTTGTCGCTCATTTCCATGAACTTAGGGAGGTCTAAGGCTAATTGACCAATGAATGTATCTAAAATCTTTTGTCCAGATTTCTTACCTTCTGGATCAAGTACTTTAAGAGTGCTATTAGCACCAGTGCGAGTTACCACCAAGCCATTGGATAGCTTGACTTCAAGTTTAGGTGGATTATAACTACCTTCACGTGCAGCGCTGGAAGGTTCAAATTTAGCACCACCAAGCGCCCATGCGATAGCATCTAAGATAGACGTTTTACCTTGGCCATTCTTTCCACCTATAACAGTTAGGCCATTTTCTGTAGGTTCATATGAAACGGCTTTGACGCGTTTTACGTTCTCTAACTCAAATGAGTTAATTTTAATCTTGTCCATTATGTTTACCTTTCTTGTAGTATCAGTAATCTTGTACTTGGAATATTGTTTCGATTGGAACTTTAAGTCCATCCGATATTTGTACGGCGGTATTAAACCTTGCCACCCTCTCATTCCTCAAATAGGTATATAGTGTGACGTAGTGGATACCACATATTTCAGCAGCGCTTTGTACATTTAGCTTCCTTTTAGTTAGTAAGGCTTTAAATTCATCATGCTTTAACTTATACCCAAATCTGTTCCCCCATGAGTTTTGCTTTATAGTCGTACGCTTAAATATAGAGTTAAAGGACATTCGTAGGCTTTTAGCTATGTGTTCAGCAGTTGATCCACGGCAACAATCACCACGATTTAGCTTGACAATGTTAGGACTAATGCCGATTTCATGACACCAGGCAACGAAGCCGTATATCGTACGTTCATAGACTAGCTTCTTTATATCAAGCCCCTTTCTTAGTACAGCCATGTGTATTACTGGCTGAGGGCCACTATAATCTTTCATAACTAATCACCTCACCAAATATGACAGGAACTTCAACATTAAATACCTTAGCTATGGAACGTGCTGTGTTGTAGTCTACTCTGTTGCCTAATATCAATCTTCGCATGGTAGATTTCGATAGTTTCGCAGCATCTTGTATGGACTTCTGAGTTTTAAACTCACCTTCCTTAGCGTTCCATAACTTATAGAACATATCCTGGCGTAGTCTAAAATTTCTTTCAGTGCGTGCCATGTAATTGTTCCTTTAGATATTTAATGCGTTCATGTTGGTTAGCTGATATGATCATTAATCCGCCTAACATGATTTGCATTATGTATCCTCCGAATGACACTCGGTCAAGTTCTAGGGAACCCATAGCGCCAATGATTAAGATGAAGCCAACTATTTTTATTACTGTAAGCATTTTCTGTACACCTCGTTTAATTAATGAATATGAGCCTCTTTGAACTCCTTATCAATGCGACTAGCAGTCCACCCTAGCGTATTAGCTAGGTAGAATCGGAAGCCTTCTTTATCAATGGAGAAGGTGCGTCCCTTCTTTCCTTGACAATTCCAACATTGCGCGAATGGGAATTTATCCCTGGCGATACATTCACGTACCGCCGTTAATGTCCACCCAAGAACGGTAGCCATTTGGCTAACCGCGATGGTTTTCTTTATCATAACTACCTCCTATTTAGTAACTAATGCTTTCAATTCAGCTACTTCCTTACGAAGTTGTTCGAGCTCACCATTCTTTGCTTGTGGTTCGTATTCAGAACCTTTACCAGTACGGAACGCAGCATTAATATTGAATTGAGTTTCACCACCTAGTGTGATACCGAAGCCTAAGCGTACTTTTTCGTTAGGGCTATAGAACGCACCCAGTGCTACTGCATTACCATTACGGTAGTGGCCATAGCTAATAGCGAAGTTACCTTTGTCATTTTTGTTGTATTCCAAAGGATGTAACCCAGCTAATGCTGCGGAGCTTGCGCCTAGCTTGTTCATTCTTTGGTTAACATTATTGAAGCGCTTGCCTAAATTATCGACACGTTGATTAGTGTCAGATACACGATCATTTACTTGGTTAATCGCCTGAATGTTAGCATCTGTTTTAGCTACTAAATTATTCACTGTATTAGCCGTTGCATTTGCTTTGCCTTTAAGGTCTGCAATGTCTTTTGTATTTACCTTTACTTGACCTTGGGTAGTAGTAAGTGCACCTGCTATATTGTTAATAGCAGTAGTGTTAGTGTTAACAGTGCCTTCAATGTTATTAATGCGGTTAGTGTTAGAGCCAATATTATTAGCATTTCGATTAATTTGTTGAGTATGTCCATTTACTGTGCCTCCGATAGTATTGATTTCATCGTACGCAGCGTATAGTTGGCTACCGTTTACTGCGTCTAAGGAGTCAGCCTCTACACGACCAGCGCTAACGTTTTGGAGCTGACGGTTATAATATGTAACACCACCTGCACCTGCTCTAGCACGAGCGCCGAAGCTAACCACACTAGCCGGTTGTTCACCTGCGAAGATATGGCGTGTACCGTTAAGGTCTACACCGTCAACCCCTACCGCATCATCGGTAACGCTATTTGTACCGATTGCTACGGAGTTTGCTTTGTCAGATAATGTGTTGTTACCAAACGCTACCGCATCAGTTGCAACGCTTTTTGCGTGTGTACCGAATACGAGGGCGCCTTGGCCACTAGATTCAGAATTAGAACCAAATACCAGTTGTTCCTTTTGGGAACCGATTTTATTGTTGTACCCTACTACGGCGGACTGGCCACCTGCTACGGTGCCATTGTTAGCCCCAACTGCAACGGAGTTTTCTCCCGTCACGTTATTAGAACGGCCAAAGGCCACACTGGATTCCCCGGATACGAAAGCGCCATTACCGATAGCTACGCTATCATACGATGCAGTTCGAGCCTGGTTGCCAATGGCGATGGTGTACTCCACTAAGCTTTCAGCGTGAGAGCCGAATGCGAAGGAGTTACGGCCAGATGCTTTTGCATCATTACCACCTGCGAAGCCATTTTCACCAGTTACAGTATTGTTAGTACCGAACGCTAGTGCGTTATTAGCATTGATAGTATTTTGATATCCAGATACCATCGAGCTATGGGAAGTAGCTGTGATGTTATTGTCAGTGCCTGCCAAAGTATTGTTATTAGCAGCCATTACATTTACTGCTAAGGATGCGATTGTTGCTGTCATTAAAATTGTTTTATTCATGGATAAATACCTTTCCTTGTTATATAATTAAGTTAATCATTATTTTTGATTGGCCCTGTCGGTATGTCCGGTACCGATGGGGTTATTTTGTACGTCTAGCATAGATTGGTTGACCACCTTTTCTAACAGGCAACGCTCGTTCTTTGCTAGTCATTTGTTGGTAAGTAGATATCAAGGTAACTCTTGCGTTGATTAGATCACTTACACATTGGACTTCTTCCAAGTAGCCATTGTCTAAGGTTGTAATAATAAACCCATCTAATGCTGCGACTACTGGAGCTATGTCCGGTACTTGTTGCTTCATAGTGAATACCTCCGTGTACGAAATATCGGACAACTAAGTTAAAAAAATTTGTTCGAGCCCAAGCTCAGTAGACAATGCTTTCTTAACCAGTACCGCTTCTGGGAAGGTAAATGGACGCTTGCCATTCATCTTTTCATTGAGCGTCTGGTACTTAAGCCCAGTCTCTCTTGCTAAGTCTTTACGTGTCCAGCCTTTACGAGCTAGTTCTGCGTTAAGATTTGGATACATTAGTTTTTCACCTCCTTAGTTATGAATAAATATATCTGATGTCCGATATTTCGGATATCTCTATGGCTTTAGTATAGCTTTATATTTCGGACATGTCCAATAAACAGTTGTTGAAGTTTAGTTTAAACATAATTAAATATTGAAATATCGGATTTATATATAAAAATTCATAACTTATTATTGAAATATCAGACAGTGCATATTATAATTTACATATATAGTTAATTGATAGGGAATTATTATCATGACTAGAGAAGAATATTTAAAAGGTAAGATTAAAGAACATGGGATGACTCAGCGAGAATTCGCCGCTAATATAGGGATGCCTTCTTCAACATTGTTTTCCATATTACGCAATGTAGGAGGTGCATCAATAGATAATATTATAAAAATATGCAAAGGCTTACATATTAGCCCTGAAGAATTAGCCAATGTAGGAGAGCCTATCCTAACACCTAATGAACGTAAAGGCTATTACGCTGATGCTGAAACAGCTGAATTTGCAGAGTACCTACGTACACGACCAGGTGCACGCATGTTATTTTCTGCTGCAAAGGATATTAGCAAGGAGGATATGGAGAAGGCTGTAGAATACATTGAGCTACTAAAATTAAAAAACAAATAATACAAAGGGGAGTGTTGTTGTTGGTTGTTAATATTATCTATTGTGATTTACCTGATGTAAAAGCCGTATCAGAGGAAACAGAGGATATAGATACCCATAATATCTATATAAATAAAAACCTCCCTCACGATCGTATGAGAGAGGAAATTAAACATGAATTAATTCATATTGTGAATGATGATTTTTATTTAGACTATCATGTTAATTTAGTTGAGGAAATGGTTCGACGCTCATCACTTAATGACAGTGAGCTTGAATCCATAGAGTTCTACCATCATTTCATTGATAACTAATGGAGATATATCATGAAATTAAAACGCCAAATTATTGCATTTCTTATTCTTATTGTTGTTTGTATATCTGCAATTTTCTTATTGCGTCCTTCCCCGTCTATTGAGTTTAAAGACGAAGTAGTCATGGGGCAAACGACCACTCAAGTAGTATTAGAGGACTGGACGATACTAGCTGCCACAGGCGGATATGACTCTAAGATTGCCTTAGACAATGGTAAATCAGTAGACGCTAAGTGGACAATCGTAGAAGACGTGTCGCCTAGCTATCGACTAGATATGTTCCCTCACTCCTTCTACCATCACCATATCTTTATCGCACCTGTACAACCAGGTGTGGCCAAAGTTATGACTGAGCTAAAGCCAACAGTTACCTACTATCTTGGCGGTCAAGAAAAACAGATTAAATTAAAATAGCATAAAAAAAATAAAGCGACACCGAATGAACGATGCCGCCGCTTGAAACCAAATAGCACGGGGGGGTGTATTTAGTTTTGCCTGTACACTTATTATACTACCTCCATGCTACCTATGACAAGGAGGATATTTATTAATGGCCATGAAACGAGCCAACGGTTCTGGATCCGTTTATAAAATGAAACATAAGCCCTTACGCAAGCCTTACCGTGCAGTCGTAACTACTGGCTATGATGAGGACGGCAAGTGTAAGCGTAAGACGATTGGTTATTATGCTAAATCTAAAGAAGCATGGGACGCCTTATCGGAGTATGGTATCTACCCAGAGAAGTTTGAAACGAAGAAGGTACTGTTTAGTGAATGCTGGCGTTGGATGATAGCTGACAAAGAACGGAAAGGAATAGACGTCAAAAAAGGCGGATATTCGACCGCACAAGCGAAGTTAACATCGATTTGGAATAAACCTATACAAGAGATTAAACTCGTGCACCTACAGGCTATAATCGACGAAAATAGCCATTTAAGCCGTTCATCTATAGCTATCATATTAAAAGGTTTGAATGGCGCTTTTGAGTCAGCTATTAAGAACGATATCGTCGTTAAGAACTATGCAGCACTCCTTGAATTAAAACCAGCTGAGAAATCAGACATACACAAGCCATTTACAGAGGCTGAAATTCAAACCATATGGGAACATGCACACCTTGATATAGCCAAGCTCTTATTAATGTATATCTACTCCGGTATGCGTCCGATAGAGCTGTTATCCATAAAGATTGAAAACGTGCACCTAGATAAACGATATATCATTGGCGGTGTAAAAACAAAAGCCGGCAAGGACAGATTAATACCTATTGCGGACTGCGTTATGCCTTTTTATCGCGAAATTTACGCCAAGGCGAGCGTTTCTAAATCTGATACACTTATCCCTCAAGGGTACACGTCAAAGTACCTAGGAAAGCCGATAAAACGATTTTGCAAAGAGGTCGGTATATCTGACCACTTGCCACACGATACTAGACATACGTTTGTGACCTTGGCCAGTAATTATGGAATGGATCGTTATGTTCTAAAAGCTATCGTTGGCCACACTCAAAGTAAAGACATTACTGCAGATGTGTACACGCATAAAACGATTGAGCAATACATCGAAGAAGTAAATAAAATACCCGCATCATTTAGTTAAAAGTTGTGCAACGGTTGAGCAACGCACACAAATTTTAACTATTTTTAAAAGAAAAAGCACAGTACCTATAGGCATAAGTACTGTGCTTTGTGCATTCGTAGAACTGTATGTA